TTATGTCAAAAAATATTATGATGCGATATCAACATTCCAGATCAATATTCCAACACCAGTGATGGGCGGAGTGAGAACTCCGATCAAACAGTTTGCTTCATGCGTATTAGTTGATGTTGATGACACACTGCCATCAATTTTTTCCTCCAATTCAGCTGTAGGATATTACATTGCACAAAGAGCTGGCATTGGCCTCAATCTAGGAAGAATCAGAGGCATCAATTCAAAAATTAGAGGTGGCGAAGTTGCACACACAGGAGTTGTTCCTTTTTTGAAAGTGTTTGAAGCCACAGTGAGAAGTTGCACACAAAACGGCATCAGAGGCGGCTCAGCCACTGTACATTTTCCAATATGGCATCAAGAAATTGAAGACATTCTGGTGTTAAAAAATAATAAAGGCACAGAAGATAATCGAGTGCGTAAATTAGATTATTCAATACAAATATCAAAATTATTTTATGAAAGAGTTTTAAAAAATGAAGATATAACTTTATTTTCGCCACATGATGTGCCAGAACTATATGAAGCATTTGGATATGACAACAAAAAATTTGACGAACTATATGTAAAATATGAAAATGATCGTAAGACTCCTAAGAAAAAAATTAAAGCAATGGATCTTTTCTCAGCACTATTGAAAGAGAGAGCAGAGACAGGAAGAATATATGTCATGAATATCGATCATGCTAATTCACATAGTTCATTTAAGGATCCTGTGCGTATGTCCAATCTGTGTCAAGAAATAACTTTGCCGACTGTGCCTATACAACATGTTGATGATGATAATGGAGAAATAGCACTGTGTATATTAAGTGCAATTAATGTAGGCACTCTTAAAAATTTTGAAGACCTGGAAAACTTGTGTGATCTAAGTGTGAGAGCACTTGATCAAATTATCGACTATCAAGGTTATCCAATTAAAGCGGCAGAGATAAGCACCAAAGCAAGACGTTCTTTAGGTGTAGGATACATAGGATTAGCACACTTCCTTGCTAAAAACAAAGTAAAATATTCTGACAAAGAAGCATTACCACTCGTGCATGAACTGACTGAATGTTTTCAATATTATTTGTTGAAAGCATCAATGAACCTTGCTAAAGAACGTGGTGCATGTGATTATTACAAACGCACAAAATATTCGGAAGGCATACTTCCTATAGACACTTACAAAAAAGAAGTTGATGAGTTGGCAAAATTTACATACACTTGTGACTGGGAATGGCTGAGGGCACAAATCAAGCAACATGGTATTAGACATTCAACTTTGTCTGCACAAATGCCTTCCGAATCTTCATCTGTTGTTTCTAATGCAACAAATGGTGTTGAACCGCCACGTGCTTTGTTATCAACTAAAAAATCCAAAAAAGGACCATTAAAACAAGTAGTGCCACAATATAACACATTGAAAAACTTTTACACCCTACTATGGGACATGCCTTCCAATGAAGGATATATTAATATTGTTAGTGTAATGCAAAAGTTTTTTGATCAAGCAATATCAGGCAATTGGTCATATAATCCATTACGCTTTGAAAACAACGAAGTTCCAATGAGTGTGATGATTAAAGACTTGTTAACAACATACAAATTAGGTTGGAAAACTTCTTATTATCAAAACACTTATGATTACAAAGGTGAAGAAGAAACTGTACAACCACAAGGAATAGATGATACTGTTGACACAGTTGATTCTGAAGTCAAAGCACGAGAAGAATTTGCCAGTGATCAAGAGTATGAAGAATACTGTGATGCCTGCGCCATCTAGCATAAAAGATTATTATTACAAAAAGTGGGACAACTTTTATTGTTGTTATCAATCCTCATATCATAATCTAGGGGCAGCTTGGCCAGCATTTGGTGGCATACATCAACACATAACGACAGATGTAATAGTTGTGCCCTATGATGCAATCAAGTTCAAAACAGAATATTCTTTGCACACACTGGACGAACATCTTGAACATGCAAAGCAATCAGGAATGTTTGTCATTATTGATAAAACAGTTGAACATGTACACGACGATCAAGACTTTGCAGAACTTTATAATAATCTTAAGTCACATCAATTATTAGATAGATGCGTTGTGTTCGACAACACAAAGGATGAGACCATGTTTGAAAAATATGGAGTCCCTCACGCATATGCTCCGTGGTATGTTTGGTTCTATGTGTTTTTTAAAAGGTTGCCAAAATATGTAGCAAGTCCAGAGCATCAATTTTTATGCCTAAACAATTTTGATAAGCCACATAGATACGCAACGATACAAATGCTACATGATAAAAAATATATCAAGCGGACACATTGGAGCTATCGGCAACAAATAAGTCCTAACAGCCAGGAAAAGTTATCAAGCATATATCCTAATATACAAGCACAAAAAACATTATTTGAAACGCCTCATTACATTGATCAACCACAACAGCAATTTGATCAAGAACAAAATATTGAAACTTTACACACCAATGCATTGTGTACAATTGTTACTGAAACAGATTATTTGTATGCACATACACAATTTGCAACGGAAAAAAGTTGGCATAGTTTGTTCTATGGCACTATACCAGTTATAGTGTCTTGCAAGGGCACAGTAAATCTTATGCGTGAACATGGGTTGGATGTGTTCGATGACTTGTTGACACATTCTTATGATGAAGAATCAGACACAGTCAAACGGTTTGATAGCATCGCAAAAGCAATAGAACAATGTGCCAGTTGGCGCAACTACAACCAAATAAGGAATATAACTGCCGCTAGACATCTACGCAACCAAATATTGTTGACACATGATCAACATTGGATTAATGAAATAGATTATAGTGTAGGACAATTTTTCACGGCAAACAAAATAAGTATTTGACAAAAATTATAATTCAATATACAATAGGAACACAATGAGCAAAACAGTATTCAATAGAAATGAAGTAGACTTTACAAAACAGCCAATGTTCTTTGGCGAAGATCAAAACACCCAACGATATGATCAATTTAGATATCCTGAAATGGATAAACTTAATCAAAGAATGCTTGGGTATTTTTGGAGACCGGAAGAGATATCTTTACAGAAAGATCGTGCAGATTTTCAAACATTTAGGCCCGAACAAAAACATATTTTTACAGCAAACTTGAAGTATCAAACACTGTTGGATTCTGTGCAAGGTCGTGGTCCATGTTTATCCTTTTTGCCTTACTGCTCAATACCTGAATTAGAAGGATGTATAATTACATGGGACTTTATGGAAACCATACATTCACGTTCCTACACTTACATAATGAAAAATGTTTACTCAGATCCTTCTGAGGTTTTTAATACAATTTTAAATGATGACGAGATTGTAAAACGTGCAATATCAGTTACAGAAAACTATGATAGATTTTCTGAAATGGCACAAAATTATTTTGTTAAAGGTGAAGGTGATCTGGATGAAGTTAAAAGACAACTGTATCTGGCTATGGTTAATGTAAACATTTTGGAAGGACTAAGATTCTACGTGTCATTTGCTTGTACCTTTGCGTTTGGTGAACTTAAACTAATGGAAGGTTCGGCAAAAATTATTTCCTTTATTGCAAGAGATGAAGCAACACACTTAAACTTATCTACACAAATAATTAAAAACTGGCATAACAATGATGGTGAAATGAAAAAAATTGCAGACTCATGCAAAGACACTGTAATAGAAATGTATAAACTTTGTGTTGAAGAAGAAAAGGCATGGGCAAAACATTTAATGAAAGATGGATCTATTATTGGATTGAATGAAAAATTATTAGGAGACTATGTTGAATTTGTTGCAAACAAAAGAATCAAAGCAATTGGATTTGATCCATTATTTGATCGTCCAGCAAATGCAAATCCTTTGCCTTGGACACAACATTGGTTGAGCAGTGCAGGATTACAAGTTGCCCCACAAGAGACAGAAGTTGAATCATACATAATTGGTGGAGTAAAACAAGACGTTGATAAAGACACACTAAAAGGATTTCAACTGTAATGTTGATTGATTCCGAATTTAAAGCAAACGATATTATCGCTATGAGAATACAGGGTGGGGACGAAGTAATTGCAAAATTTTTATCTCAGGATGACAAAATTATTAAAGTTTCCAAGCCATTGGCACTGACAATGACACCTCAGGGCATGGGCATGACACAATATATAATGATGGCTGATATGAACAAAAGTTTTTCAATTAATAAATCTGCAGTAGTGACCATGCAACTTGCCAGAAAAGATGCGGCAGACAACTACATCAAAGGGACCACAGGCATACAACCTGCATCAGTTGTTCCTAATTTGAAATCTTAGTAATTTTTCCAAGGGACACATCAGATAGGTATTGTCCAATGCCATAATTTGTTTTGGTATGTTTATCTTTAATAATGTGTATTACTTTAGTAGCTAACATATCTCTTTTTATAACATAGTCATTGTAAACATCTGCGTGAGTGTTCCATCCATGATCCCTATCTATGTTATCAATTATGTGTTGTCCACATGAAATCACATTGCCACTCATTTTATTTTTGTAATTAAAAATTTGTATTGAATCTACTGTTCTATTTTTTGTCCATCGCACACCTATTCTATTCCAACCAAATCCAAACTTGGTCAAACTCATACCAATCGAATTTATATTAGGATGTGCTAGATCAATTGTTATATCTTTTGCAGATATCATATATGCTCCATCGATGTCGATCATAATGTTTTTTTGTTCACATTCTTGTAACAAATCTTGCCAGTAGTCCACAATGTCTGCATAAAAATGATTTGGTAATGATATTATTAATGGAACATTTGGTTTAAGATTTCCAGGCTCAGTGGGGGTCATTCCCATGGCTTGATAATATGGATATTCAGTTGGTAGCACCTGTATGTTCCACTTGTTTTTTAAACAAAAATTTTCAATGAAATGTGTGCATCCAAACATCAAATCAGCATGAGTCATTGTGCTCCATCCTTGCACATCTATTAGTTTTGAACTTTGAAACCATTCAATGGCATTAGGTAAAAAATGTTCTGGAAGCACCTCTTTACGGTCGTCTGAAAACCAGCGATCACGGACCGCAGATACCTTGACATCTGACAGCATGTATAAGGTATCAGTAAGTTCTTTGTGCATAAAAATTATTTACTGTGTTTGATCAAACACTTTGACAAAACGGAAAAATGCACATAAATTATATTGCTGGCGTTCGATGTTACATGGGACTCCGGGGCGGTACCGGACACCTCCACCATTTCAATCACCTAAAATATCTTGGGTATTTTAGGGGGGTGAAATAGGGTTGACCTGTAAAGTA